AGTGCATTGGTCAGAGGTACCTGGTCGTGATGAAAAGTGGAAAGAAGAAACAATAAAAAATACAAGTGAACAACAATTTAGAACAGAGTTTGAATGTGAATTTTTAGGTAGTGTTGATACACTTATTAATAGTTCTAAATTAAGATCAATGTCTCACATTATGCCTGAACAATCAAACGCAGGTTTAGATGTTTATGAAATGCCACAAAAAGGTCATAGGTATGTTATGACTGTTGATGTTGCAAGAGGCACAGTAAATGATTATAGTGCCTTCGTTGTTACAGACGCAACAAGTATACCTTATAAGATTGTAGCAAAATATAGAAATAATGAAATCAAACCTTTAGTTTTTCCACAAATAATTCATAAGGTTGCAACAAGTTATAATCAAGCAGAAGTTTTGATTGAGGTAAATGATATTGGTGGTCAAGTCGCTGACACAATGCAATATGATTTAGAATATGATAATTTAATTATGGTTAATCAAAGAGGTAGATCAGGTCAGATTGCAGGTACAGGTTTTAGTGGTAAACAATCACAACTAGGGTTGAGAACAACAAAGGCAACAAAAAAAATTGGTTGTTCTAATTTAAAAGCGTTGATAGAACACGATAAACTTGTCATACAAGACTTTGATATTATTGCAGAATTATCAACTTATATTCTTAAAGGTAAAGAAAAATATGAAGCAGAAGAAGGTTCTAGTGACGATTTAGTCACCTGTTTAGTTATGTTTGCATGGTTGTCTAATCAGACATATTTCAAAGAATTAACAGATCAAGATATACGAGCAAGACTTGTAGATGAACAACAAAACATGTTAGAACAAGACATGGCACCATTTGGTTTTATTGATGATGGTTTAGAAGATCCTGAAACATTTAAAGACCCCTATGGTACTACATGGTCGCCGGTAAAGTACAAGAAAGGTTGGTAAATCTTGTATTTTATAAATAGTTTGAGTAAGATTTTAATATTAAAATTTAAATACAACTTAAGGAGAATAAGATGGCTTTTTTAGTATCACCGGGCGTTAATGTTACGGAAAAGGATCTAACTAATGTCATTCCTGCAGTATCTACATCTATTGGTGCGATAGGAATTGTTAGTGAGAAAGGGCCGATGGACGAGGTAGTCAATATCTCTAGTGAAGACGAATTTGTTGAAGTATTTGGGAAACCAACTGCTAAAACTTTCGAATACTTTTTTAGTGCAACCAACTTTTTACAGTACGGAAACTCCCTTAAGGTAGTAAGAGCAGTAACAGGAAACTTGAATGCAGCTTCAGGCGGTTCAGGTATTCAGATTAAAAATACTACTCACTACTTAAACAACTTCGCTGACGGTTCTGCTTCAGTAGGCTCTTTTGCAGCAAGAGAAGCTGGCACCGAAGGAAATAACTTAAAAGTATCTATGTGTACCAACTCAAATGCATATTCAAGTGCAGGTGGTGGTTCAAACCTTGTTAATGACGCAACTGCCGCTATTGGCGACACTACTATTACAATTGATGATGGTGGTGGAGACAAAATACAAGTAGGCGACATTATAGAATTTGGAGATATAAGTGGTAACTTTACTGCTGTGCCTTCAGGTTTTTATTACAAGGTAACAGGCAACTCATCAGGCACACTAACAATTGCTAGGTTTAACCAGTCAACTGGTGCAACTGAAACAGGTGGTTTGAGACACGCAGTGGCAGACAATGCACACTTCAGAAGATTTTGGGAATACCATTTCAACTTTAGTGCAGCACCAACAACTACTGATGATGTAGCAAATGCTGGCGGTAGTAATGACGAATTACATATTGCTGTTGTTGATGAAGATGGTGGTATCACAGGTACTGCTGGTACAATTTTAGAAACACACGAAGGATTATCTCAAGCTTCTGACGCTAAGTCAGCAGAAGGTAATTCTTTATACTATGTTGATTACTTATATGCAAACAGTAAATATATTTACTGGATGGATCACGAAACTACACTTGCAAATGCTGGCTCTAGTAAAGTAGGTCAAACATTTGACAATACTGGTACTCAAGGTATAACAGTCTTTAGTTCTAGTTTAGCAGGTGGAACAACAGATAATGAACCAACTCTAGGAGAAATGGCATTAGCATACGATAAGTTTGCTGATACAGAGACAGTAGAAGTTAACTTTATTATTGGTGGACCATCTCAAGGTGGTGGTGCAACTGCAGCTGACGCTACAGGTGACACACACGCAACTAAAGTAATTGACATTGCAGAAGCAAGAAAAGATTGTGTAGCATTTGTATCACCTGCGAGAGCAGATGTAGTAAATGTAAACGATCCAATCGCTCAAACTGAAAATGTTAAAGGCTTTGCTGATGGTTTACCATCAAGTTCATATGCTGTAATTGATAGTGGTTATAAGTATATGTACGACAAGTACAATGATGTATTCAGATTTGTACCATTGAATGGTGACATCGCTGGATTGTGTGCAAGAACAGATACAGTCGCTGACCCTTTCTTCTCACCTGCTGGATTTAACAGAGGTCAGATTAGAGGTGCAGTAAAACTAGCATTTGATCCAAACCAATCACAAAGAGATGTACTCTACAAAGCAAGAGTAAATCCTGTTGTTACATTCCCTGGACAAGGTACAGTCTTGTTTGGTGATAAAACAGCACAGTCAAAACCTAGTGCCTTTGATAGAATAAATGTAAGACGATTATTCTTAACTTTAGAGAAAGCAATATCTACAGCTGCTAAATTCCAACTTTTTGAGTTCAATGATGAGTTCACAAGAGCACAATTTAGAAACTTAGTAGAACCTTTCCTTAGAGATATACAAGGTAGACGAGGTATCACAGACTTTTCATTAATCTGTGATGAAACAAACAACACAGCGGAAGTAATTGATAGAAACGAATTTGTTGCAGACATTTTTGTCAAACCAAATCGTTCAATTAACTTCATCAAACTAAACTTTATTGCTACAAGAAGTGGTGTGGCATTTAGTGAAGTGGCTGGGGCATAGGAGGTAGAAAATGGCTAATGTATCAGATTTTATTTCTAAACTAAAAGGCGGAGGTGCTAGAAACAATCAGTTTAAAGTTACCATGCCTTTTCCCGGTTATGCAGCTGTTGGTGGTGAGACAGAGAGTATGGCATTTTTATGTCAAGCAACTAACTTACCCCAAAGTGAAATTGGTGAATTAACTGTAAACTTCCGTGGTAGACCTATCTACATGGCAGGTGATAGAACATTCCAAACTTGGACTACAACTATCATTAATGATACTGATTTCTTAATCAGAAATGCTATTGAAAGATGGTCAAATGGTATAAACAACCATTCAGATAACGAAGGACTTGTAAATCCTGTTGACTATCAAGTGGACGCATTTGTCGATCATTTAGATAGAAATGGTAACACAATCAAGTCTTACACTTTTAGAGGATTGTTTCCAACATTAATAGGTCAGGTTGACTTAACAATGGAACAAGCAACTACTTTAGAAACATTTGAATGTACTTGGAGATACCAATACTGGGAATCAAACACTACAACATAATGTTGAAAAGGGGCGTCCTTAGGGGCGCCCTAAATATAGTATAAGGAGAATAGTAGTGGCAGAAATATTCGGTTTCGAAATCAAGAGGAAAGACCTCAAACCTAATAGTCAACAGTTTACCGCACCTACAGCAGATGACGGTACACAGACTATCATGGGTGGTGGTCATTTTGGAACATATCTTGATATCGAAGGAAAAGTAAATAATGAATCAGATTTAATTAGACGATATAGAGAAATTGCTATGCACCCAGAGTGTGATATGGCGATTGAAGATATCATTAATGAATCTGTGGTTGTAGATGATAACCAAGAGGTTGTTCGTCTTAACTTAAATAAAGTTCCATTTTCCACAAGTTTAAAGAAAAGTATTTCAACAGAATTTAAAAATATACTTTCATTATTGGAGTTTGAACAAAAAGGTCACGACATCTTTCGTAGATGGTATGTAGATGGCAGAATAGTTTATCATAAATTAATAGATCCTAAAAATGTTAAAAATGGTATAACAGAGCTGCGTTATATTGACCCACGAAAAATTAAAAAGGTTAGAGCACCTAAACAAAAACCAGGTAATGAGTTTGCACCAAACGATCCAAAAAAACCGCAAGCCTT